AGAAGATGTACAACAGACATTTACATACGTTACAACAATTGGTTTGTATGATGCAAATGATAATCTTCTTGCTGTTGGTAAACTCTCAAGACCGGTCGAGAAATCTCCAGAGAGACCTCTATCGTTTACACTGCGCCTTGATTTCTGAAAATATCGTGTTGAAAAATGTCGATATACCCTGTAACAGAAGACAATATTGAAAATTTTTCAATATTGACAACACCAAAGAGATCATATTCTTCATCTTCAACGGGTGGTGTTACAGGATCGATTTATATTCAATCAAGACGTTCGCATACGATAAAGAACCCAGAGCCGTCGCCACTCTTCATTAATAACGCAGCAAATGATATTAATGTTGAAGCACTACGAGTTGATACACTTGCTGTAATGCAGAATGTTGTTGCATCGGCTGGTGCAATTACGAGTTCTGTATCAGCTGGTGCAATGGCGAATTATCTCTCAGGCGTTCATTCAGTAAGAATTTCATCACTGAATGAATCAACACTACAAATTTCTCGTTGGACACCAACAGAGCATATAGATAAATTTTTCAATAGAAAATCTACAATTAAGAATTCTCTTATTCCATTCTATAGGGGAACATATAGAGCTGCAGATTGGGGTTACTATGGATATAACACATTCAATTTTATGCATGCAAAGGGTGTATTTCACTCAGGGTCTGCACTTATCTATCCTCTACTTGGGTCTTGGAAGAGATCAACAAGTGGGAATGTTGTTTCAGGTTCAGTCGCTCTTGATGGTGAATTCTCAATTGATTTTCATGTGAATATGAATCATAATATCTGTGAAGCATATGATGTGGTTGGACTTCCAACATCACAGAGAGAGTGGAATGCAGGAACAATTTGCCATCTTTCTGGTTGTTATGCACTATCTGTTCATTCTGGATCTGCAAAAGATGCATCAGGTAATCCAATAGGATTTAAACTTGCGATTCAATTCCTTTCAGGAACGAAATCAACACCATCATCAATTGTTGCGTCATCTTCTGTCTATCCAAATTTCATATTCATCTCTGATGATAATGCGCTTCAGTACGATACATGGCATCGTGTTGTAATACGTTGGGGAACATCTACAAATAATTTTGGAACAGGATCTTTTAATATTGATGGTGTTGACAGAGGTACGTTTCTTGTACCGTCGTCTTCTCTAGCACCTCACCAGTTTGCAGAATCACCTGCAGCATTTATCTTCGGTAATTTTTATGAAGGTTCATCAACTGGCACGAATTCTCTATCACATTTCTTCTCTGATTGTGTATCAACTCGTGAAGGTGTTAAATGTCTGACAAGCGGTTCTGCAGAATCGCCAGCGAAATACTACTTTAGACACCCGTTCAAAGGTGAGATTCATAATTTCTGTATCAGAAGAAATTATCTGACTGATTCACAGATTATTTCAACATCTGGGTCAATTGTTAGCGGCTCAAATGGGTATGATGGTATTGCATTCCTTATTGGACCATATTATCAACCCTCATCATCATACAGGTCAATTGTTTCCGGGACACAGGGTGGCATTCCATTCACTCCATTTGTGTACACAAGTGGAATCACTGTTGACCCATATAACGTTGGTCTATTCGGTTCTACAGGTGGTATGTATGTAAATCTTGAAAATTATTGTGCTGATATTATCTCAGGTGAGATTCCAAGATTTCATAGTATGTCTGTTCCTGTGTCGCCTTATTCACCAACGACATATGCAGGTCAAACCGCACAGCAGATTCTCAAATCAGATAAAGCCGTTCTTAAAAGGAATTCACTTATTACTGCATGCACTGATGATTCATTTCTACCTGATTATAATCTTATAAAAGACAAGAGATCAATAGGAAGAAATGTAGATGATCTTGGTCACCAGATAGATGGGTATATCAACCTATCAAATATTTATGCTTCATCATCATTCATAGTGAATATCACACCTGGTGTTGATGATCTTGCGTCAACGTCAATGTATGATACATTGATTGGACCGAATTGGTCATATCCAACTGCATCACTTGGTGTAGGAACGCTTGGGGCAATTTCTACATATACTGGTATCAGTCAATCGATGCAGAGGTATATGATTCCAACATCACTATATAATCGAACGCGAGATGAATCTTCTTCTGCAATAGTTTCATTCAATGTCAGCAGCATTTATTATGGTCAGAGGATACGTCCTGGTACTTTTCAATTGATTGATCCAAGTTGGATTGTCTACTCAAATGATTCAAAAGAATCATATATCATCAGAGATGACGGTCATGGTGGACTATATCGTGTTACTTCCGGTGATATCGGTGTTACTTGGGCATCAATTGGAACGATCTTCTATGAAGAAGGCGTTATCTTGTTGAAAGATCCACTCTTGTATCGTTTCGGTGAAAATGGTTTCTCAATGTCATTTTCAGGTGAACGTGGTGTCTACGTAATGAAAATTGACGCTGTGGCACCAGGTGGTGAATTGAATGTATCAAGGAATCCAACATATAAAAAATTGAAACCATCAGATTACGTAAATGATCCAGATGATTCATTTGTCTATATCACAGGTGTTAATTTTCATGATGATAATCTTAATATTGTTCTGAAAGCGCAATTTGCTCAACCGATTGTGAAGAGACAAGGCGATAGATTTGTTATAAGAACGAAAATTGACTGGTGATGTATTCATATGTCAAAACGATATCATAAAGGTGTTCATAGATCATGTAAACTCTTGAATTCTTCAAGAGAGGCTCACTATAGATCAGGTTGGGAACTTGCATATATGCGGCACCTTGATACTGACCCAACTGTTCTTGGATATTTTTATGAAGCATTCTACATTGAATACAAGTCAAATATGAAGTCAAAGAGGATGCGAAAATATTATCCAGACGTGATCATTATACGTACGGATGCAACAATTGAGATGATTGAAATAAAACCGCAGTGTTTTCTGACGAAGCGTATCAACCTGAAGAAATTTGACGCTGCAAAGAAATGGTGTGAAGAACATCATGTAGAGTACAAAATAATAACTGAACATCATCTCAAATCACTAAACTTGATTTGAGATTAATTTTATGGATTATTAATATACTCCATGAGTAAAGTTTTTGTAATTGGTCTTGATGTTTCAACATCAATTGTTGGGGTTACAATCTGTGATGAAAATGAAAATATTCTCTATATGGGGAATATTAACTTCTCAAAATGTACAGGTCTCTGGGAGAAAGCAGACTTCTTTAAAGATTCATTTATAAAGATTTATACGTCATACATTCATGATTCAATCAATAAAGATCCAGATACGAAAGTTTACTGTGTTATTGAGGAAGCATTTAGTAAGTTCGCATCAGGTCGATCTACTGCACATACAATTGGTATCCTAACACAGTTCAATGGAATTGTCTCATATATTTGTCAACTATTCTTGAAAGAGAGAGGTCATAAAGATTCGCTTCAATATATTAATGTGACTCATGCAAGGAAACTATGCGGAATTAAGATATTGAGGAAGCATCCACGTAAACTTAATGCAAAGTTGCAAGTTTTTGAATATATGATGGAACATGATCTAAAAGATCGTGTTTCGGAAATGAAAACGAAGAAAGTTCGTGGAGAATCAACGCTTGTTTATCCAACATGCGCATATGATATGGTTGATTCGTACGTAATTGCGAAAGCATTCTGTCGTGATTTGAAAACAAAAAATACGTTATAATCATAGTCAAAGTGTTCTCAACGAATGATAAAAAGGCCACATTTATAAGAAATCTTTTTGGTGAAAGTTCATCTGATAGAAGACAAAAGGACATTTATGTTAAATGTCCTTTTTGTGTTGGAACAAAGAAATTTAAACTATCTATCAGAGTTTCTGATTCACTGTGTCATTGTTGGGTGTGTGGTTATTCATCGCGGACGTTGTCGCCAATTATTAGAAAATTTTTTCCAGCTAACGTCATGTCAGAATTCAACGAGGTATATCCACCAGACGAATTTACAAAGAAGTGGTTGCTTGATAATGATATCACTGATGATGTTGTAGGCAAATCAAAAGTGATCTTGCCACGTGATTGGACTCCACTTACATCTGCAAATTATGAATCTCAAGAAGTAATTTCTGCGCTTATCTACCTCACAAAGAAGAGAGGGCTATCTCTTGAAGATATCTGGAGGTGGAAAATAGGTCTCTCAATGACTGGATATTTTTATGAGAAAGTTATATTTCCCTCTCATGATAACGAAGGTAATCTGAATTATCTTGTTGGGAGATCATATAAGAATAATGGAATTGGAAAATATTTTGGTTCTGGTGTTCCTACAAATGAAGTTGTCTTCAATGAATATCTTATTGATTGGACACAACCAATCAAACTATGTGAAGGCGTATTTGACGCAGTTAAGATTGCAGAGAATGCGATTCCACTATTGGGTTCAAGTTTCAATTCGAATCATCTTATCTTCGATAAGATTGTAAGACATGGTTCAAAAGTTATACTTGCACTAGACAGTGATGCGGTACAGAAAACAGAACGGTACGTAAAATTGCTTGAGAGTTATAATATAGATACGCAAGTTATTCTTCTAGAATCAGGCGATCCAGGATCAAGAACAAAGATTGAATGGAAGAAGATTGAATCTGAAGCAAAATATCTCTCCTGGTCAGAGCGTATCTCTTCTAAACTTGAAAGGATTTTTCGTTAATGCTATCAATTGCACACCTTGCTGACGTACACATTCGTGGTATACAGAGACATGATGAAACACGACATGTTTTTAAATCATTCATAAATGATTGTAAAGCACGTCAAATTGATCATATCTTTATTGCCGGTGATATTTTTCATACGAAGACGAGTGGGATAACCCCTGAATATATTGATTTGATGACAGAATTGTTTAAAGAACTATCAAGTTGTGTAAAAGGTGTTCACGTAACGCTTGGAAATCATGATGGTAATCTAACAAATCTATCAAGGCAAGATGCAGTATCACCAATTATAAACGTTCTCTCACTTGGAAATGTCTTCCTCTATAAGAAGAGTGGCGTTTACAAGATAGACGATGGAGTCGCACTATCTGTTTTCTCTGTCTTCGATGAAGATAATTGGGATGCAGTAAAACGTCAGAGGGTAGAAAACTGTATTAATATTGCAACATATCATGGACCAGTGAGAGGTGCAAAGACAGAGACTGGTTGGGATGTCTCTGGTGAAGTTGATACGTCATTTTTTAAAGATTATCATTTTGTATGGCTTGGTGATATACATAAACAACAATATCTACAGCCATATCGTGAGGATTCTACAGGTACACCGAAACCGCATATTGGTTATCCTGGATCTTTTATTCAACAGAATTTTGGTGAAGAGATTCATCACGGTTATCTACATTGGCAAATTATTGATGAATTGAATTGGAATGTAGATTTTATTAAGCTTGCATCTCCTACGCCCTGGATAACAGCAGAGTGGAGAGGTGATGTTGCAAGTATTATTGAGCAAGTTGAAGAGTATCTACCAGGTGCTCATATCAGAATTAAATCACTTATAAGATTGCCCTCAGAAGATACGCAGTATGCGCTTACTACACTATTGAACAGGGGTGCATCAGATGTTATCTTCGTATCAGATGATATCACATCGCCAATTGAAGAGATATTCCTTGGTGATTCCGGGTCTGCAATTACGAAAGCAGATCTAAGAGATATTGATTCGCTTTTCTCACTTGTTTATTCAACTTATAATGAAAAATATTCATTGTCAGAAGATGAATGGGGTCAAATCTATGAGAAAATAAAAGGTTATATTCAATCAATTTCAAATGTAGAAGAAGTTTCTCGTGGGATAACGTGGTCAATTTCTAATCTAGATTGGTCTGGTACTTTCTCATATGGAAGAGATAACTCACTATCGTTTTCAAATCTATCAGGTACAGTTGGAATTTTTGGGAATAATAAAGTCGGGAAATCATCAATTGTTGGAACAATACTTTATTCACTTTATTCTGCAATTGATCGTGGTAATCTAAAGAATTTGCATATCATCAATACGAGGTTGAATGAATGTTCAACAGATGTTAATGTTCATGTTGGATCTGATGTTTATCAAATTAGTAGGAAGATATGGAAAAATGAAAGTAAGAAGGGTGTTATTTCAACTTCCGCGTCACTAGATTTGCAAATGATAGATGTAAATGGAACTATTCATAATCTGAAAGGTGAACAGAAATATGATACTGAGAAGCCAATCAAACGTATTATTGGATCAGTTGATGATTTTATGTTGACCGCTGTTGCAACGCAAGGTGATGTTGATAATTTTATAAAACTAGGTAGTACACAGAGAAAACGTATTATTTGTAAATTCCTTGATATTGATATCTTTGATAAGATACATCAAGTTTGTAATGAATTCATGAAAATTGAAAAAGGAGCAATGAAAAAGTTGCTCGAGGTCAATTATGAACTTGAAATTGATGGTTATCTCTCAGCGGTGAGTAATTGTGAGTCAGAGATTGAAAAATTGACGAAGTTGATAGAAGAACAAACTTCTCAACTAGAAAATTTGCAATCTCTACAGACAGAATCAGAGAAACCTGAATACTCTGATTATAAGGCACTAAAAGAGAAGCTATTTGTAGTCTCTGCAAAATTTGAAAAAGCAAAGATTGATTTGAACGCAGCACGTGTAGAGAAAGATAAGCTAATTACTGGTTTGAGTAAGTTGAAAGAGAAGGTTGATTCTATATCAGTCAGTGATCTTCAATCAAATATTGCGGCACTAGAGAATGCGAAACGTCTACATGTGAGTCTCTCTGATCGTTTGAAAGATCTTAATAGAACCGCAGAACAGAAGAGAAAGAATATAAAACTTCTTCAATCTGTTCCATGTGGTGATTCTTTCCCAACATGTAGATTCATATCTGACGCAGCATCAGATCATACTGATATCACATCACTCACAGAAGAAATCAATAAAGTGACTGGTCAAATTTCTTCTACTCTTGAAGTTATTAAAGAGCTTGAGAAAGTTAATGCTGAAGCAGAACTTGCAAAATACAGAAAATTCACCGATGTAATCGCGTCAACAAATGAGAATATAAATTATGTGACGAAGAATTGCATGATGCTAGAAGAATTTTATTCGAAACTCGAGACAGAAACTGAAACACTACGTTTTCAACTTGAAAAACATGATAGTCTCCTGACAGAGACAGCAAATTCAGAAGCTGTAAAATTGCAGAAGAAGATTGATCATATCAAATCAGAAATGTCAATGAATAAAACGAGGGTTTCTGGTGAGTTGCGTAAAATTGGTGGTTATGAACAACGTCTTGAAATGTTGCGTTCTCAACAACTTGAGAAGAATGAAAAATTGAAAATATTGAAACAATATGAATTGCTCACAATTGCATTCTCTAAGAAAGGCCTATCAAACATTATCATTAATCAACAACTACCACAAATTAACGCTGAAATTGCAAAAATTTTGACTGGTGTTGTTGATTTTACATGTGAACTTGAAATAAAAGATGATGATCTTGAAATTTTTATACAGGATTCATGTGGTAGAAGAATTATAGAGTTGTGTAGTGGTATGGAAAAAGTGATTTGCTCGCTTGCAATAAGAGTTGCACTTTCAAATATATCGACACTACCTAAACCAAATTTCTTCATCATAGATGAAGGTTTTGGTGCGTTGGATGAAGAAGGTGTAGTTAATTGTGGTAAATTTTTGAATTCATTGAAGCATTATTATAAAACGATATTCGTTATTACACATGTTGAAGCAATAAAAGATATGGTTGATTCATCTATTCTTATCACGCGTGGTAATGAAGGGTTCTCGGTAATTTCACATGAAAAAAACACCTAAAGACAGAGATTACGTTATCTATGCGAAATCAGAAGAGGCACTAGAACCTGAAATTCCATCATGGTGTCCAGTATGTTCTTGCATTATGAAGAATGCTGATGATGTACATATGTTTAAAAAGCATCAGTGTTGTTCAATATGCTTCAAATTTTGGGTTCTTGATAATCCATCACGTTGGGACGAAGGTTGGAGACCAACAAAAAAAGATATTCAAGAGAAATTTGGTTATATATTATTTTATGAAGTCAGTTGACATTAATGCTCTTGGACAAGCGATTGATTCGAGTTGGGGTAAATCTTCTACCCATAACACGTCAATATATTCAATCAAGTTCTCATTTGGTGCGGGTTACTCAATTATTGCAAAATTGACGATTCGCATCAATGTTGGTAATAGAGCATCAATTATACAAGTGCGTAATCAATATGAAGATGAAACGAGTCGTGTTATTAATGCGGCTCTGAAGAAAGTAAAAGAAGAATATAAAGAACTCACTGGGAAGACTGTTACTTTCAATAAAGTGACAGAAGATAATGATATTGAAATGCTTGGTTCACTATCTTCACCTCGAAGAGATGCACTTTTCAAAAAAACGATTGTTTTTGAATATTTGTGAAGATTTATAATTGCATCTTATTATTTTATTATAAGATGGCAAATGTAATACCGAAGCAACAATATGATGAAATTGTTAAATGTGGTAAAGATCCAATATATTTCATCAATAAGTATATTTTTATACAACATCCAACGAAAGGTAAGTTGCGCCTCAAGTTGTTTGATTTTCAAACGAAATGTATAAAAGATTTCGTTAATAATAAATTCAATATTGTCCTGAAAAGTAGGCAGCTAGGTCTATCAACGATCTCAGCTGCCTATTCTATTTGGGACGCGCTCTTTCACAAGAATAGAAATATTCTGATCATCGCTACAAAAGAGAAAGTCGCAATAAACCTCATCAATAAAGTAAAATATGCAATTGATAATATGCCAGATTGGTTGAAAATATCAAAATGTAAATCAAATAGATCAACAGTGACATTTGATAACGGATCTGAAATAAAAGCGATCACTACATCTGCAGATGCAGGTCGTTCAGAGGCACTATCACTACTCATTGTTGACGAGGCTGCATTTATTGAAGGATTTGATGACCTATGGACTGGTCTCTATCCAACTCTTTCAACAGGTGGTCGAGCGATTGTAATGTCAACGCCGAATGGTGTAGGTGGAACATACTATGATCTATGGGTAAAAGC